CTAGAGTCGATGCGCATGCGTTCTGTTGTGCCTGTTTTGAACAGGTAGTTGTCTGCACGAAACTCTAAATCTTCGTAATTCGCAAAGCCTGTTGTTGTAGCAAAAATCTTGAAGGCAGAAGCATCGCCATTAAAGGTTAACCGTGCTTTAGCTCCATTGTCGAAGACGGCATATGTATCGCCCGATACAGACCCTACTGATAACGGAGCAGACGGAGAACTAGTGCCGATACCCAACGACTCCGCAGAACTATCCCAGAAGAACTTCGCAGTCGTGCCAGTGTCCTCGTAGAAGCTAATGTCTCCGTTGGAGGCTATACCTAACCTATCATAAGCAGTACCGCCAGAGGTAGACTGTAGAGCCATAGCGCCAGAGCCAGCGCTATCATTACCTGCTGTGATAATGGCAGTCGCAGTGTCTTGGCGTAACTCTAAATAGTCAGGAGTAGATGCCGCATTTAAAACTATAGAGTTTCCACCATCTACACTAAGCCCATCCATCGTGGCTGTGCCAGTTACGTCGATGCCTGTGGAGGTTGTGGCTAGTTTCTGTGAACCGTTGTAGTACAGACGAGCTTCAGCGCCGTCGATAAATCCAGCTAAATTTGTGTCGGTGTTTGCGCCTATTATGAAGATATTGCGCCCTTCGATGTTTAAGTTGCCAGTGCCTCCGTCATGTATCCAACTATTAGAACCATCATGATAAATCTGTAGATCAGAGCCAGCACCGAAGATAGCTTTGTCGTTGTCGCCAAAAGACACGTTTGCTGTAGTGGTCAGACCTGCAAAGGTTGGAGTGTCAGTAGTAGCAACGCCTTGATCCAGAGACTTGACAGCAGTTAGGTTAGTTAGCTCTGAGTCCATCAAAGCACCAGCAGCAGTAACATTAGTTGTGTCCGTTACGTCTGCTAAGGCTTCAATACCGTCCAGTTTAGTGTGGTCAGCATCGGTAAATACATTGGAGTCCGTAGCGGCTTCTACTGCGGCTCTAATCTCAGCATCTGTTTGATCTGCTGTAGCACTAGCCTCAATGCCGTCTAGCTTTGTGTGATCTGCGTCAGTGAAAACATTAGAGTCGGTAGCAGCTTCTACGGCTGCTCTTATTTCAGCGTCGGTTTGGTCTGCCGTTGCGCTGGCTTCTATACCGTCTAACTTTGTATGGTCTGCGTCTGTAAATACGTTGGAGTCAGTCGCTGCTTCTACAGCGGCTCTGATCTCAGCGTCAGTCTGGTCAGCAGTAGCACCCGCTTCTATGCCGTCTAACTTGGCACCGTCTGTAGCAACATCACGGCCATCAATGGTTCCGTCTGTAGTTAAGTTGCCGGAGATAACAGGTGCAGTAAGTGTTTTATTAGTAAGCGTTTGTGTGCCTGTTAGGGTTGTAACAGTAGAGTCAATATCAAAAGTAACAGTATTACCTGATCCAGACGTATCAATACCAGTACCACCAGTAAACGTCATGGTCTCAGTATCTAAATCAATGTTTAGTGCGCCGCCTGAGTCAGCCTGGAAGTCAAGGTCTTGAGCATTAAGTTCTGTTGTTACAGAGTCAACGTACGCTTTTACGGACTGCTGTGTAGGAACCAAGGTTGCGCTGTTAGATGCCATGTTGTCTTCGTCAACAAACGCAGTGACACCAATGGTTCCGTCAGAAATAGTTTCAAAGGTCAACGTACCTGTAAAGGTCGGACCTGCTGTGTCAGCTTTGGTTGCAATAGCAGTAGAGATTGCATCGAACTCTGTTTCAAATTCAGCGCCACGGATGATCTTTCCTGAGTCGCCTGTAGGTAACGAGTCCTTCGCTTCAAAGTCTGTAGTCTTAGTATAGTTCGACATCGGAAAGTCCTATTGCAGAAAAACGGAGGAGAAAGGAAAAAGGGGCCATTGCTGACCCCTCTTGTCGTTCTTATGCAGAAGGTACTGCGAGAACGAAACCAGCTTCAGGACGATATACCTGAACACCATACAAAGTGTCAGCAGTGTACAGAGTTGAGAGGTACTCCTGCTTGTACTGGGTTTGTGAACGTACAGCCATTTGCTCTGCCATGACAATTGCGTCTTTGTGGAAGAGAAGAGCGGCACGTGTATCAACGGTTCCTGCAGTGTTATCACCAGCAGCTTCGATAGTTGCACAGTTAGAAGACACGTAGATGTCTACACCGTACAAGTTACCGATAAGGCCAGAGTTAACTGACTGACCGCTTACGAAGTCAGAAGACACATAGCGATCAATGCCCATGATAGCATTACGAGTCGCAGGTGGAATAACAAGGCAACGGTTTTCCATAGGAACGTCGTTGTCGTCCATCTTCTGAATCATGTCACGGAAGAACGCATCAGTAAAGTCGTCACCAGAAACAAGCGTGTCGTCAGTGTACTGAGTAGTTGTACCGTTGTCGTTGAAGAAACAACCAGTGTGCTGGTAGTCAGTAGGAGCTACTGAACCAGAGTACACGATTGAACCACCGTTACCAAAGCCAGTACCTGCTGAGTGCAAGTCAGTGTCTACCTTAAGAGCAAGCTGGTAGCCAGCGTCTTCAGTGTAGAACTGACGGAGGCTGTTAAGCGCCTGTACTTCGACGATGTCTTCGATAAGACGTGAGTACTCGAAGTGACGGTCAACAGCAATCTGCAGTTCTGACTCTAGGTTTGCTTGGATTGTTACCGCAGTAGCTTCAGCTTTTGCAGAAGCAGATCCACGTGTTGGCTTAGGAATGTGAATTACATCACCTTTCTTACCAGACATTTGGATACGCTTTACAAGAGGTGCAAGCTTGAGGTTCTTTTGGTAAGCTGCAATTACTTCGTCACTCCAGATTTCTGGGATGAAAGTACCAGCAGCAGTTTTGTCAACTACAGCATTCGCTGTAAAATAAGTTCCAGAGGTTTCGCCAGCCATGATAAATCTCCTTGATAATTAGGCTACTTAACTCGACCCTCTTGGTACGCCTTAAATATTTCGTCTGACATAGACTGATAGCGTTCAGGGTCGGTTCGCATAAGTTTAATTATGTCAGCCCGACGATAAGTCTTCTTACGAGATCGCTCTGCTGTTCCTCTAGCAGTTCCGGTAGTTGCAGCTTTGAGAGATTGTTTACGTGCTGTTCGTTCTACTTTGGCTGTCTGCTTAACCATTTGGTTACGCTCTTTCCAAAGACTGAACAACTCGTTAGCAGCGTCATAGTCATATTCCTGGTCTGCTGCTACAAACATCTGAGTCCTATATTTAGAAGCCTTAATCCACTCAGCAAATTTAGCGTCACCTAGTATGTCTTGCATGTCAGGATGTTCTGACTGTAGTTGTGCAAGTGCGGTTTGCTTCTTGTACTGAGTAGTGTATTCCTGCGCTTCTTTAATCTTAGGATGATTCTCAATAGCTTTACTAACGGCTGATTTTGGATCAGTAAAGAAATCAATGTCGTCATCTTCGTCAACGGGCTGTTGAACAGGTGTGTTTTTTTGTTCGAGTTGTGTATGTATGAAGTCGTCTACTACCTTACGTAACTCGCCAACTTCGGAAGACTGACGACCAAGCATCTTTTCAGCTTCTTGGTGCATCTGTACAATTTCTTGTACTGACTTTCCTTGGTACTTATCAGGTAAGTCTTCTTCTTTAGGTTTGGCTTTCGGTATAGGTTTTTCTTGAGTTGGCTCATCAAACGCTTGAGCTTCAAGATCAGTAGTTGTTGAGTCGTCTTCAATACGCTCGTCAATTAGTGTCGCTCTTGACATATTAAACTGCTCCGCCTTTTATTATGGTTATGGAGATTAATGTAGAAAGGATTAGCCGTTAGGCGTCCTCTTTTTTATTACGGCCTGCTTTTTCATGTTCCCTAACCCATTTCATATGCTGACCTGGAAAATCTCCAGAAGCACCGTCAAGGTGGAAAGATGGGGCAGAAACCAATCGTTTAGCGTTAGCGCCACAACCACACCTACTAGTTGTGACGTCAGGCTTTACGAATTCTTCAAAGACATGTCCGTTAGTACAACGGAAGTCGTAGACTTTAAACATCTAAAGGTTCTTCTTCTTCTGCTTCAGCTTGTTCTCTAGCAGCAGTAATAGTGTTTTGTAAATTAATAATAGTTGCGAAGGCAGCTACTTGTCCTTTACGATAATGTAGATCTTCTATATCTTTTACTGTTTGAATATCAGCAAGCTGAGTAGCGTTAGTAGAAAGTTCTTGAATGAGTTGTTTGAAACCTTCGTGGTTAAAGAGTTCGTTATAATTATTAAAATAAGTTTCAAGCTCAGGAGTCATAGTTTCCTCTAATGTTTAACTATAGTAATAGTATAGCATATTTTTAGTCGTTTGTCAAGTCTTTTTTTATACTTTCTTGCATTGCTTGTTGTCGTTCACAAGCGTGGCAGTCACCACAGACAATAAACCCACCTAAAGCATCGGTAGGATGTCTACAGGACCAGTACATCTCACGTAACTCTTCAGGCATACTTAAGTAGATACCTTTGCTACGTTCTACAGAGTTGTACGTCATGTGTTCAAAAGGTGCTAACCAAATAGGCTTAACACGTCGTGTAGTACATAGTGCATTTAACACACCTTGTGCTTCAGCACCTTCGTCTCTACCTATGTTGTAGTCACCTGTATAAACAATGTTAAAAGCTTTACCTAAACCAGAAGCAGTCCTCATAGCTTGGAATAGTGCAAGCACCATGTCCTTACCACCTGGATACTTAGCTTTCCAAGAGTACACCGAAGAAGAGAACTCAAAGGGTCTTTGGTTCTTTCTCATGTAGTTGATCGTGCTCTCTATAGCTTTTGCTTCTGCTTTAACACGGCCTTCAGAGTTGTCTATGTGTATTGAGTGTACGTGTATGTCTTGTTCTGTATGTTCCAAAAGATTCCATAGTAATGACACACTGTCCATACCACCTGAGTACATTACTATGGCTGTTTCTTTATCGTTTCCTTTAAAGTAGTTTTTGTTTAAACATATATCTAAAGCTTGCTTTACTTTAGTTTCGTAACTCACTTTTTTCTACGTCTCCCTGAAGCAGTAACTGCGTGTTTAATTTTAGCAGGTCCGGTTTTGCGTTTAGCTGAAGACTTCTTTTCAGCAGCTGTCATTTTAGCTGCAACCGCTTTAGGTCTACAAGAAGGGTAAGGACGTTTACTCTTGGTAGCTGACTTACGACCACAAGGCTTACCCGTTTTAACGTCCACCCAATCTTCTTTAAACCATTTAGTAAGACCGCCTTTGGTTTTACTCATAGGTTCCACCACGCTTTTTATACTCTTTAGTCAACCAACCTGAAGCATACGCACTAGGCCAAACCTTGTATTTCTTTTTAGCCTCTGCTTTGACTCGTGAGTAAAGAGCTTTGTTTTTAGGTTTAGGACTACTTTTTGCCTTTGGCATAACTAACCTTCTTTCCTGTTTTCTTGGCGGCTGCCTTAGCTTTTTTCTTACCTGCTGCTGTGTATGCGTACTTCTTTCCGTTTACCATTGGCATAGTGTTCTCCTCACCATTTTGATTTATTTGCCCAAAAAGCCGCAGACATTTTGCCTTTAGCTATGTTCTTTGCGTGACGTGCCTTAAAAGATTTACGTCTTGCTTTTTCTTTAGCAGTAGTAGGGTTTTTACCCGCACCACTAACGCCTTGTTGTCCGTACCTAATAGTCTTGACTTTGTCACCTTCTTTAGCAACAACTACATGAGACTTGGTTGGATGATTAGGCGTCCTCTTTGGCTTGTTGTACCCGCTTACTCCTGCTCGTGCTAGTCTTGGGTCTGCTTTCTTTGACATTAGATAGCTCCTCCACTTTCTTCTCTAGGTCGTCTAGGCGTTGGAACGTTCCCTTGAAATGGCTGTTGACTTGGTCCAGCAGGGTTTGCATTTCGCGTTGTGTCATTAGCATTAGATTGTCCTTTTTGGTCTATTGCTTTTTCTTTAATAAGCGTTTCAGCAACTTTAAGACGACGTTCAAACTCTTTGTCCTCTTGGTCACCTTCACGCAGGTTACGGGTAATAGCGTTAATCTTGTCAATCTCAAGCTCCTGTGGTACAACAGCAGCCTCTGCAGCAAGCTTAGCGGCACGTGCTTGTGACTCTTGAGCCTGAGCAGATAGTGCTGCAGTTTGTGACTGCTGGAACTGCATTTGTGCTTGCTGAGCCTCCATCTGCATTTGTTGTGCTTGAGGATTAGGCTGTGAAGCTTGTTGCATAGCCGCAAGTAGTTCTTCACGGTTAGACAGATTCATATTGTCAATAACTGATTCTATTAGTGTACTGTACAATGGTGAGTCCTGACCCATAGTTTGTAGTAGTTGCACAAGTTGAGTTACTTCGTACTCACGCGCAATAATACCTAGAGTAGAACTAGCGTTAAATTTATAGTCAGCTACAGGATAGTTTTCAGGGTCAAACTGCATATAACGGTGTGCAGCTTTCTTGACAAAAGGAATAAGAAACGACTGTTGGAAGTTAATCAGTGTACGCTTATGGCGTTTAATAATAGCGCCAAGAGACATACTAATGCCAGCGGCAGTACTCTCGCCATTAACTTGACCTGCAATTCCTGCTGAGTCCACTGCTCCTGTTGCTTGCTGTACCATCTGCTGCAATGCTCCGGCTTGAGCAAAAGTAATTTGACTAACTTGACCAAAGTTAAAGGGTTGAAGTACTTCACGTGGATCTCCATTGGTAAGAATCATTTTACCGGGACGTACTTCTGGTTTTGCACCACGTGGTAAACGAGTGGCATCAATAGCCATCATAGGATGAATTGTAAGGCTTAAGGCATCAATACGAGCACGTAGTTCTGTGTCCAAAGCTTTCTGACTGTTATAACCTTTTTCACATACACCACGACCCCAAAAGCGGCCAGGTACTACGTCCCAAGGAAAAGCTACTACAGGACGATCAGACATCATGTAGGGGTTAGCCTCTGCCTTCAAAAGTATACCGCCGTTAGCAACCACTACAACGGCCTCTACGTAACGAGAATCTGACTCTGCCTCACCTACCAGTTCTTCGTCTTCGTCGCTTGTAGCGGAATCTAGAAGCTCTCGTGGCACTAAACCGTAGTACTTAGTCAAACGTACCTTGTCGTCATTGTAAATAGTTAGGTCTTGGTCAGGCTCTAAGTCAGTATCAGGAGCAGCACTACCGACGTACACGTCACGGTACACACCTTGTTCCTGCAGAAGTTCTACTTGGTGTTTGCTAACAAACTCGTCAATAGCTACACCCATAGCGTCTTCAACATTAGTTGCTACAGGATCAATTAGGAAGTTCTGAGGCATTACTGGCTTAAGCTTAACAACCACACGGTCAGTAATGTTTACACCTACAGCTTGCAACTGACCTTCCATAATAGGCTCAGTAGCAGGAACCATTTCCTTCATTTCTTCAATAACAATCTCACCAATGCCTGTACCAAAGACTGCTGAGTTAATTAGACACTCTGCGACAGCTTTACGTACCATGCAGTTTTCAAAGTCTTCCGTAAGCTTGTTACGAAGGAACTGCACGTCTTGTCTCTGCGTATCTCCAAAGTTGTCACTAACGTCAAACCACTTGCCACGACCAAACGTAGCTTCTTCTAACTCCGCTACATTAGACTCAACAGCCTGTTGAAGTGCAGGAGAAATAATACGGGAACGCTCAGACCGACGCTCGCTGTCAGAAGGGTCCCACTGACCACGCCAGAGTCGATAATATTCTTCAAATTTGTTTTCATAGTTGCTTTCGTAGTGGTCCCTCCAGTCTTCGCATTTAGTCATAACCCAGTCTTCAAGAGATTCTTGGATCATCAATGGGTCTTGTTCGTATAGTTCACTCATATTAGTATCCTGCTACTACGTCTAAGATTTCGTGGTCTTCAATCTCGTACGTATAGTCGTACGCCACATTAGCTAACTGGTCGATGTAAGCTAAAGCGTCAACCAAGTCATCGTGAGTTAATGGATCAGGGAATTGAAACAACTGGTCAAGAAACCTAGCATTCCACTCACCTTTATTTAACGTAATGTAGCCGTTTTCAAATCTACCTTGTAACGCCCACATAATCCTGTCAGTCTTCTTTTTATTACCGTGTGTTAGTTCTTCTACTCTAAAGAACGTACCGTACTTCTTTTGTAAGTCCACTAAAGGAGACATTACGGCTTGTTTAGCAATACCTCTTTCGATTCCAACCGATACGGGACGGTAATCTCTGACGGCCTGAAAGATTTTAGTAGCCGTTTCGTCAAGACTCCATCGTCCATATATGATATTGTCAACAAACCAACCATGCTCACTAACTTTAACGACGGCGATGGCAGTTTCGTCAAGCTTAGAATTCTTTGTTCGTTTCTTATTGACTTCTTCAAAACCTGCCAAGTCAACAGCAATGTAATAATCTCCTACTTCCGGCTTAGACTTACTAAACTTAACCCAATCTTCCTTAAACATTTCTGACCCACGAGCTTCAAACGACGCCATAAACTCTTGGCGGAACGCGTAAGAAGACATAGACTTTTTAGCAATGTTGATTTCGTCAGGGTCCAACAACGGGTTATCGTACGACGTAAAATGCCATGATTTGTACGTAGGGTCATCATCTAGCTCCGCATATTTGTACAACTCGTAAAAGTGGTTCCTTCCCATTGGCGTACCAATGAACATTGCACAGCCCTTTTGATCCGCAAGTGCCGGTCTCAAGATCTGCTCAAATACGTCAGGTTTCATGTCTGCGTATTCGTCCATGACTAGAAACTTAAGGCTGACACCTCGCATGGTCTCTGGTCTATCTGCACCTTTGAGGCTGATTGTGGCTCCGTTGACAAGCTTAATTTGCAGATTATTAATGTGACTACCACTAATAACAGGATGTCCCAGTTCCAAAAGGGTTTGCCACATAATGTCTCTGGCTTGTCCTTGAGTAGGTGCGACGTAAAATACATGGCCTCTGTCCGCCTTGAGTGCGTTTACTATTAACATCCACGCTGCTAACCTAGACTTACCTGTACGTCGTCCAGCAGCTACTATTTTAAATCTTGTGTCGTCTGCCCAAACATCTTGCTGCCAAGGCAGTAGTTCAATATTAAGATCCATTAAAATTATTAAACACTACTGGTGCTTCTAACAAATCAAAGGTAACAACTACTTCTACGTTACCTGCACTACCACTAGATGCCTTAATAATGTCTCCTGGTTGTAAAACAAAGGTTGCATTACCATCAATCAACAGGTTTTCCTTTGAGGATATGTTTGTCCCATTGTAGATATATACATCTGGAGTAGGACTAGGCTTGTCTACAAACAACGTAATGTCATTCGTTGAGTTATGTAAGTTAGCTATGAACGCCATGTTCCAGTGTGCAACGTAACCGTTAGGAATAGTAACAATCGTTTGCGTACTGGTGTCCGTTAGGTTTTTGTTCTTTGTGTATAACATTAGTACGTCCACATAACAGGAGTAGTACCACGCGTGTCCACGTGTACAAAACCTTTGTCAATACCTATGCCAGTAAACTTAAGTTCAATGGCTTTGGTCACAATAGTTAGGCGATCAGCGGCATTTGTTATTTTTATGTCTGCCGCGATGCCTTGTGCGTGAGTACCAGGTACGTCTTTCTTAGCCTCTATAGGATGCTTAGTTGGATGCCTATAGCCACTCGTGACTTCAAAAGGAAAACCACATGCCTCACGTAACTCGTCTAACTTCTCTAGAAACTCTCGTTCCATGTTGTTTGTACCAGTAACCTGACAGTCAAATTCTTCTCTAGTGAAGTACTTAAGACTCATCTACTACTTCTCCTTCTATAATGTCAGGTGTTGACACCTCTGCAGTACCTACGCCACTAATGTTGATCTGAATAGCGTTTCTACCAGTGTCTTTTACTACGTCTTTTTCAAAAGCACCTACAGGTAATATACGGTCCATCACAAGTTTCCAAGCAGCAGCCTGATTCTTATGGTCGTTGTCCAAAGCAGCATCAAAAATAGTCTCTAGCACCCTACGTGACTTAGGTGAAGCCAACATACGTGCTTTGTACTCATTGATTATTGCTGCGTCACCCTTTGGTCGGCCTACTACACCCTTGTTTCCAGGTTTTACAGCAGCTACTTCTGACTTACGGGGTCTACCACGACCTCTTTTTTTAACAACGTCGGTCATAACATAAATTATCCCTAATTACAACTATAGTATAACATAAGTTTACATAAAAGTCAAGTTATTTTTTAGTTATTTTACAAAGTAGTAGTTTTACTAGTGTAAACAAGAGGTTACATAAGCAGTAATTACCGTTATTTTTTCTAATTTTGCCCTATTTTGTACGTGAGTAGCTACAACTATAGTTATACAACGGCAACAGGGGCCCCCGCCTCAAGTTTACATTAGGAAACCAAAGAAGTCAAGCCGTAGTTTTACCAGTTGACACGGGTTGCAACTCATGTTAGCCCGTGAAGCTGGCATAGTTGTTGCATGAGGTGCAACATGGGGACAACCTGTGGATAACTTTAGTTGGTGTGCTGGGTTGACAAGTGTGTGAGCTTATGTTGGTCCCTTTAGAGCTACTTATATTTATACGTAGGCGCACGCGAGTACACCAAACACCAGGCATTGTCAACAGTTATTCATAAACTAAATGACTTTGTGATTCAGTATTCAAAACTAATATTGGACTGCAGCAAGCGTTGCACCTAAAGTAACTACATCAGCAAACACAACGGAGCACCACAGCATGAAATACTTAGAGTTAGAACACGAGACACACGGACATGTACGCATTGAGTGGAACGAGAACGCCATGTTCAACTTTCAGACACCTATTGGAGGACAGTGGGTGGATTTCCATGCCTTCACTTGCTACGGTTTAGAGACTGAACAAGAGGCATTTACAGAAGCGCTGGAAGCACTAGAGGAACTAGAGGTATGACAACTTATCAAGCAGCACTGTACAAACTAAACAAAGCTAACACACTGAAGGAACTAAAAAGGCTAGACAAAAGTTTTGAAAGGATTTACAACAACGGCTTTTTTACGGTCATTCAATATCAAACACTAGATCAAAAACTAGTAGATAAACAAATTGAATTAGAGGGTTAAGCGATGAAACTAAAGCAACTAGGAAGCAACACAACACAGGTCACCTATGATCTACACACTGGACCAATGGACATTCTCTTTAGCTACGAAACACCGGTAGCAGCATGGCTACCGAACAGAGGGTACATACGTACACAAAAGAAGTTTAGCCCAACTACAACCAAACATATCAACCAATGGTTGCAAGGTGCTGAAGCTTACGAGGTGCCGCAGTCAGACATTGAGGAACTAGTATCATGAAATCATCAGTAGATTACTTCACAAGCTTTGACATGTACAACGGTAAAACAAAAGTTTACTGTGGCTACTCAGACATAAACAGTGCACACATTGTGTGGCGTCAGGATGGGGACTACGTAGGCAACATGTTGATCTACAGCGACGTAGGTGACGCCTTAGAGGACTTTAACACACGTAAAGAGTTTGCACAGGCTATAGGAGTTTTGGACAATGTTTGAACAATGGCAGCCATGTTGGGACATAGCACTACTAATAATAGGTGTTGGCTTTTGGTGGGCCATGTGCTCACTCTATGAGAGATTCAAAACTAAACCAAAGGGAGCAACCAGGAAGTGAAGAAACGTAGCCACGTAAGCGACTACTTTATGACTCAAGAAGAAGTTGCAAAAGTGTTAAATATTACACGTGCTGAAGTTCAACAAACTGAATACCAGGCATTGAAAAAGTTAAAGCAATCTGATAGGCTCAAGAAGTACGTAGGAGCAAAGGAGAACTAAAGATGACAAGAGAAACAGCAGACGTTTGGCATGATGACTATTACGACAGGTTAGAAGGCAAAGGTATTTATAAACACTATGTAGAACCTGAGTACGATCCAGACGCTGAAGCTGATTATGGACGTATGAACACTGCTATGTCTAAACTGCAGTTAACAGTGGAAGATCTAAACGAACAACACCGGCAAAAACTAGAGCGAATGCAACAACTGGCAGACGCTATAAATCACCTTAAGTACTTAACAAGAGGCAACAAGTAATGGTTGAACAAATGATACCACCAGACCCAACGGACTACTTCAGTGCTGCTGAGATGGACTACATGATGGCTATGATTGAGGAATATGAAATAGAAATGTTTCGCCTTAAGATCAAAGGGGACTTACAAAAGATGTCCAAAGCTGATCTTGAGCGTAATATGCTAGATATTTATGGGGACAACTGGAAAAACATATGAGATGTAAAGCATGTGATAGAATCTTAGAAGAAAAAGAAATGTTAAAAAAAGACAACCACGGAGAGTTTCTAGACCTATGCAACAACTGTTTATTTTCATCCATAGATACTAATGTTGACAGCATTGGTACTATTACTGAAGATTTATTCTTGACAAATGATGATGATTCTGATACCCTCTACTAAAGTAGTACATAAGTATTAACTAAGTAGTAAACAGAAGTAGTTAAACCTAAGTAGTAAAACATAGTAGTAAACTACATTAGTACTCCTGTAGTACTTCTGTAGTACACCAGGAGACAACTTAAGTATGATTAGAGACGAGTTTAGTGTGTACGAAATAACCGGTGGTGACTACTCCATCTATCGCCTTGGCTACAGTGAGGCTAGAGACGTCGCTAACGAGATTATGAGGTGTGACCCTTATGGTGGTATACCTTTTGTTTTTAAGCTCGAGATGGACACTAGAGAGGCTCCTAGCGACAGTGTAAAGATCAGTAGGTCTGACTTTGAATTGTTCCTAGAGAAAGCCAGTGATCCATTCCCAACACCAGAGGACGACTAACGTGAAACAACCAGATAACAAACAGGCAAAAATGTTTGGTAATGACGGTCCTGTAGGTAACGACGCAGAGATAATTGTGTACTACGAATACAACGGACCAGCTGAGCCAGTCCTACGTATACCCTTTTGGTACTACAAAGAGGAGCTAGGAATGTTTGAACACTTTGAAGCTGCGGTACATAGGACAGCAAAAGCACTCAAAGAGTCCTACACGTATTGGCCCGAAGGGTACGTCCATGTGCAGACAATCATTAACGACGAATACGTGAATATGATTTGATTGCACACGCAGTGATGTGGTATAATATTAGTATGACTAGACATGATCTAGTTGCAACCCAAGTAAAAAACGGAGATTATTCCAATGGCAGTAATAGAAGGTATTTGTAACTTTAGTAACCTAACTCAACACGACGTTTTCAACGGTCAGGACACCGGTCAGTTCTCTATGACCATTACAATGACTGAAGACGACGCTAGTGAGTTAGCTGCTCAAGGTGTTAAGATCAAGGACTACCAAGGTGCTAAACAACGTAAGTTCAAAAGTCGGTACGACGTTAAGACTTTTGACGCTGAAGGTAATCCTTATGGCGGTGAAGTGCCTTACAACTCTAAGGTGCGACTGAAGTACAAGCTAGGTCAGCCACATCCTGTACATGGTGTGTCAACTTACCTGGAAGCAGTAAAAGTTTTAGAAGAAGCAGAGATGGAATTAGGAGAAGCTGCGGACTTCTAACATGGCTAACTTTGTGAGACATGAAGGGTGTCCCAAGTGCAATTCTTCGGACGCCCTTGCTATTTACGACGACGGTTCTACGCATTGCTTTAGTTCCGTTTGTGATTACCATACACACGGTGACAGTACTATGTCCGAAGTGATACCGATAGCCAAAGCTAAGCCACTACAAATGTTTGGTACAGTGGCAGCAATACCCAACAGACGAATATCCAAAGAAACCTGTATGCGCTTTGGCGTAACCGTTGAGTACGGTTCTACAGGTGAAATAGAAAAGCACTACTACCCTTTTTATGACGTTAACACCGGTGAAGTGTGTGCAGCTAAGATCAGAGAAGTAAAAACCAAAAACTTTTTTAGTAACGGAGACCCAAAGACAGCAGGGTTTTTCGGACAACAACAGTGCACTACTAACAAGTTCATAACTATTACTGAAGGTGAACTAGACGCCTTAGCAGTGTACGAAATGTTCAACAAGCAGTACGACGTGGTGTCACTACGTGCCGGTGCGTCCTCTGCAGCCAAAGAGATCAAGGAACAGCTTGAGTGGCTTGAGTCCTATGACCAAGTGGTACTCTGTTTTGACAACGACAAAGCCGGTGACGCCGCTCTGGAACAAGTTAAGGACCTCTTCAGTCCTAACAAGTTAAAAATAGTAAAGTTACCACTCAAGGACGCCAGTGACATGCTCATGGCGAACCGTGTTAAGGACTTTACGCAAGCATGGTGGAACGCAAAGGTTTATCGTCCTGACGGCATTGTAGCAGGGACTGACACATGGGACACATTGGTACAAAAGCGCCAGGTGAAGTCCATACCTTATCCTTGGAACGGCCTCAATGAGATAACAAGAGGACATAGGCCCTATGAGTTGGTCACGATCACAAGCGGCAGTGGTATGGGAAAGTCCCAATTTATCAGAGAAATCGAATATGATTTACTACGCCGATGCGAAGGCAATATTGGAGTCTTGGCGCTTGAGGAAGATTTGGCCCGAACAAGTCTTGGCATCATGTCGGTGGCGGCAAATAGGCCCCTACACTTGGAAGAGGACACGCCAGTGGACGAGCTTCGGCCGTTCTGGGAAGCCACATTGGGAACAGGACGTTACTACTTATTTGACCATTGGGGGTCAACTTCAGCAGATAACTTGCTCGCCCGTGTTCGCTACATGGCAAAAGCACTTGACTGCCGGTACGTCGTACTGGATCACTTGTCCATCGTCGTCAGTTCCCAAGAGTCAGGAGACGAGAGAAAAGCCATTGACGAGATCATGACACGCCTTCGTACACTTGTGGCTGAAACAGGTATCTGCTTGTTCCTCGTGTCACACTTACGCAGGTCACAAGGCAAGGCACACGAGGACGGAGCACAGATCAGCTTAGGTGAACTACGTGGTTCACAAGCTATTGCTCAGTTGTCCGACATTGTCATTGGTATGGAACGTGACCAGCAGAATGAAAACGAAGACGTAAGAAATACTACTACTGTTCGTGTCCTCAAAAACAGGTATACAGGTGAAACTGGACCCGCTTGTTGGCTGCAGTACGAAAAACAAACAGGGAGGTTACAGGAAGTCGCAAATCCTAATACAAACGAGGACTTTTGATGCGAATAAGAAAAAGATCAGATGAACTGGCGAAAAAGAAGCATATTAGGGACTTTAAAGTTAGCAGAGGTTGTCAAGAGTGTGGTTATAATGAAATACCTGAAGCGTTGGAACTTGACCA